CGCAGGTGGCCAAGCTACGGGTGGACACAAGGCGCTGGCTGGCCTCCAAGCTCTCTGAAGAGTTCAGCGACAAGCAGCAGCCACTGGTCAACATCGACCTTGGAAGCATGGCCCTTGATGCACTGCGCAAGCGATCTGTCGTATCACTAGACGATTCTGCATAAATGAATACCAAATGATTCAGCTACTTTATACAACGACCATTATGTTAAGTGGATAACTAGATATCCACAGAATTAAGTGCATTAAAGTATTACAAGCCTACTTATGCACAGGAATCTGTGGATAAGGTTGGCCAAAATCTGGGGGTAAGTCGGTGGTGGCCTGCTGGCGCCTGGTGGCCGCGACCCCCCCCTTGGCCGGTTTGGCGGGGGCGACTGTGGCGGCACTAAACACCTACAAAAAAAAATTTTTAAAAAACTTTTGAACTAGTTGACATAAAACGCAAAAAGCACCGACAATCTAATCTCCACAAACAACGGAGAAAACGAATGAAATCTAAGCTGGCGACAGTGGTTATCAAGGACCAAGAGTGGATAGTCTTAGACACTGATGAGGCTCAAGACAAGAAAGTGTTCTGCAAGCTAATGAGCTTGGATGGCACAATTGTCTGGCACGCATGGGTCGATATTAACTTGATCGTGGGGATAATATGAATATTACGTTATTAACTAAGGTGAGGCAATTATTTAATGTCGATTATGTGCCTGCGCATACTAATCGACATAATCAATTGCAATATATCAAGGCACTAAGGCAATTAGGTAATAGGTGGTTAATTCACCCTGATAATAAAATAAATAGAATCCAATGAAGAGTAATTTTGTCAATAACCATGTGAGATTGAATGGGAATGTGCATGGCCACAAATTGCAGTTATGCAATAAGTGCGCTTTAAAAAAGCCACCAGAGGGTGGGGTTGAGATGAGTGCGACTAGGTGGTTGTGTGCATCATGCTGGACCGACAGGATCACGGGTCAGAACTTAAAGCAAGCGAGGATTAAATGACTGATTTATTGACAGCGATGCATTTGTCTGTGATGTTGTTGGATTTGAAGATCAGGATGATGGAGGCGATCAATGAGGAGAGGTTTGACCTGGCGATGACCATGCATTTGCTGATACTGGTGCGGACTGATGAGCTAGATGCGCATAAGTGGGCGATGAGTCCTAAAGCCTGGGCCATCTATGAGACTATCCACCCATGAGTAAAGAAAATGTGTTTGCTGCGTGGGTGGAGAGGTATCAGCCTGATCCGGTGCTGTTTGTGCGGGAGGTGTTGGGGGTTGACCCTGACCCGTGGCAGGTGAAGTTTCTTGGGGCGATTGCCCGTGGGGATCGGAAGATCAGTGTTAGGAGTGGCCACGGGGTGGGCAAGAGTACGGCAAGCAGCTGGGCCATGCTCTGGTACTTTATGACTAGATCGCCCGTCAAGGTGGTGGTGACTGCACCGACAAGTAGTCAGCTGTATGACGCGATGTTTGCGGAGCTGAAGCGCTGGATCAATGCGATGCCATTGCCATTGCAGGGGTTGTTGACTGTCAAGCAAGAGAGGATTGAATTCAATGCGGCCCCGACTGAGATGTTTATTTCGGCCAGGACAAGTCGGGCAGAGCAGCCAGAGGCTTTGCAGGGGATTCACTCGGAGAATGTGATGCTGGTGGCTGATGAGGCCAGTGGTGTGCCGGAGCAGGTGTTCGAGGCCGCGGCTGGAAGTATGTCGGGGCATAACGCGGTGACGCTGTTATTGGGGAATCCGGTGAGGTCTAGTGGGTTCTTTTACGACACCCACACGCGCCTGGCTGATGAGTGGACCACGTTTCAAGTGGCGTGTACTGACTCGCCACGGGTGTCGGATGAGTACGTCAAAGAGATGGCCATGCGCTATGGCGAGGAGAGTAACGTCTACCGGATCAGGGTGATCGGGGAGTTTCCAAAAGGCGATGACGACACTGTGATTGCCATGGATTTGCTGGAGAGCGCGGTGAATCGGGATGTGGCGCCAAGTGAGTACGCGTCCATGATCTGGGGCTTGGATGTGGCGCGGTTTGGCTCGGACAGGTCAGCGCTGTGCAAAAGGCAGGGCAATGCGGTGACTGAGAACATTAAGACTTGGAAAAACTTGGACCTGATGCAATTGACTGGTGCGGTGGTTGCCGAGTACCAGGCACTGCCGCCCAGCCAGCAGCCAAAAGAAATTCTGGTCGACAGCATTGGCCTTGGCGCTGGGGTGGTGGACAGGCTCAGAGAGCTGGGCCTGCCGGCCAGAGGCATCAACGTGTCAGAGTCCCCAGCCATGGGCGGGACTTATAGGAATTTGAAAGCAGAGCTTTGGTACAGGGCACGGGCGTGGCTGGAGGCGCGGGACTGCAAGATGCCAAAGGATGATGTGCTGATATCTGAGCTGGCCACAGTGCGGTACTCATTCACCAGTAATGGCAAGATCGCCATTGAGGGGAAAGACGAGATCAAGAGACGCGGCCTGCCAAGTCCTGACAAGGCTGATGCCTTTGTCCTGACGTTTGCGTCTGATGCGGTGATGGGGATGTATGGCAGCAGTGGCTCAAGTAAGTGGAGCCAGCCACTGCGCAGAAACCTGTCGCGGGTTGCATAATTCACACATCCACAACCAAGAGGTAAAGCAATGGCTACTTTAAAACGCACCATGGAACAGGTCATGGACCGAGATATGGAAGAGGAGATGGGCGAGGACATGAGCGCAGGCGAGAACTGCCCATTGCCCACGCAAGACATTACGTTGAATTTAAAAAACCGCGCCAAGGCAATTACCAGCGCGGCCTATGGTCCTGAGAATCCCAAGCTGCCAAATGAGGCTTTTTGGCGCAAGAAGTCAGACCAGTGGGATGTGAGCATTGAGGACTCAAAGAAAAGCCTGTGCGGTAACTGCGCGGCATTCAATGTGTCTGATAATCTGAAAGAGTGCATTGCCCAAGGTATTGGCATGGAAGCAGACCCTTGGGGAACAATCAAGTTGGCCGATCTGGGTTACTGCGAAATCTTTGATTTCAAGTGCGCAGCAAGCAGAACTTGCGATGCATGGGTGGTGGGTGGCCCCAATACGGGTGAGCAGGGCGGTGAAGAATCTGAAAACTATGAAGAGGGAGAAGAGGAATGAAACAAGGTTTGTATTCCAATATTGCAGCAAAACGTGAGCGTATAGCCGCAGGCTCGAAAGAGAAGATGCGCAAGCCAGGTAGCAAGGGAGCGCCAAGTGCTGCCGACTTCAAAGCCGCAGCCAAAACTGCAAAGAAGCCAAAGAAATGAAGACACCGGCTTGGCAGCGTAAAGAGGGCAAGTCACCCTCTGGCGGGTTAAACGCCAAGGGCCGTGCCAGTGCGAAGGCCGAGGGCATGGACCTCAAGGCGCCAGTCAAGGCAGGCGACAACCCAAGGCGCGCCAGCTTCTTGGCACGCATGGGCAATATGCCTGGTCCTGAGATGAAGGGCGGTGAGCCAACCAGGCTGCTGCTGTCATTGAAGGCATGGGGCGCAAGCTCCAAGGCGGATGCCAAATCTAAGGCGGCTGCGATCAGTGCCAGGAATAAGGCAAAGAAGTGATCTGTCCGATTGTCATTGCCACTGTCAGGGGCCAAGGTCTGGCCGTGTTGCTGGAATCCATCAAGCAATACGCGCCAGAGTGTCCGGTCTATCTGCGCGGACCTGAGTCGGTGATTGAGAGGTTTGAGGCTGACTACAAAATCTATGGCCAGCCGAGGAGCTTTGGCGAGGACTACAACGAGGTGATTGAGGCAGCGCTCAAGGACTGGTCAGCCTGCATTGTGGCCAATGACGACATCGTGCTGACGCCCACCAGCGTGAAGACGCTGATGGAAGATGTGCAGATTATCAAGACCATGAACAGCGTGAAGGCTGGGTGGGTGGCATCGAGGACTGATGCGGCTCGGCCTTGTCAGAATGTGCGGATCAGCGACCCTAATGAGAATTTGTATTTTTACAAATACCCATCAGAGTCGCACATCAAGATGGCCGAGGAGGTCAGCCCAATCTTTGCATGGATATCAAGTGATGCATTTGAGCAGGCAAAGTTTCCCCCTCTCAATTGGTACAGCGATGATGTTCATTGTAGGGACTTGATTGAAAAAGGATACTCACATTTTGTGAGCGCCAGTTATGTTCATCACATTGGCTCAAATACCATCGGTTTTAATGCCCAAAAGCTCCACGAAGACGCGCTACCATGGCTCAAAGAAAACAGACCTACCTATGCGAGTGCCTGGTTTGATTCTTAACTTGGGGTCCGGCAAGGACTGGAATCCTGAGTATCTGAATGCAGATATACAGGCCAGCAAGACGCCAGACTGGCTGGTGGATATCAGCGACATCAAGTGGGGCGACACGCTGGAAACTAGGTTTGGCCAGCTGGAAGTTGTGCCAGGAATGTTTAAGACGATTCTGGCCAATGATGTGCTGGAACACATCCCCAATCTGGTCGATGCCATGACCAACTGCAAAGAGCTGCTGAAGGTGGGCGGTGAGATGCGGATTCATGTGCCGTATGACTTGAGCCTTGGGGCGTGGCAAGACCCGACCCATGTCAGGGCATTTAACGAGAACTCATGGCGGTACTACACCGACTGGCACTGGTACTTGGGCTGGCCCGACCGGTTTGAGCTGACAACGCTAGAAATGAGGCTCTCAAAGGTGGGAGAATCATTAGAATTGCCCCATGACGAAATTATCCGCACCCCACGGGCTGTGGACTCTATGTATGTGGTTCTCACAAAGGTTAAACCATGATCGATAACATGACTGAAAATTTATCCACCGACATTGCAGCCACCGAGCCAATGGATGATGC